TGATAGTTGGTGTGATTCATGTTACACCATTCACGAATATTAGCAGCAGTGACAGACTCACCATAAACTGCCTGCAATGACGTGGTGATATATTCAGCAGAGAGTGTCATTAGATGTCTTGTGTTGATGTAGTTATTATAGGGCAGAGTGGGGCAGAGTCAGGGGCAGAGTGGACAGTGCCTCAACTGACTAGCGTTGCGAATGAAGAAAGCATTTTCTTATTGATTCCCTTTTTACTAAGAGACTTTTTAAATGCATTCTTGATTTGTGTTTTTGTAGCATCATCAGGAACATCGATGCCAGTATCCTCATCATGCAAATCACTGCAGGACATAAAATACATCATTTGATAACCATTAAATTCTGACACTGCTGCAGTCTTTTCCTTCTTCCATTGCTTCTGCACTTCAGCAAAAGGGACTTTACACACACCAGATGCTATAGCATTATTGAGACCACGACCGCTTGTAAGACGAATACCAATCATATTAATATCAGGGAATCTATGACGGACAGCATTAAGAAAAGTGCTGGTAATCAAATCTCCACTGCTGTAATATCCACCTTTAAAGGAAGGATAAACTCTACCAGTCTGGCGGTCACGAAGAACACAATCGCTCTCAATAGACCTATATCCATATTTATTATCACCAGAGTAATTCAACTTACGATTGTAAGAAATTGATTGTGCTTCTCCGTCTGACAAGATGACAACATTAGTCTTTTGAATTTTATTACGCTTAATAAAATCTGGAATGATAGCAGTCAATGAAATTGCTGCTTCATTAAGAGGGGTGCCTGAGAGACCATATCCAGGAGGATTTCTATACCCAGAATACATTACTTCACCACCAACAATACGCCAGAAGTTTTTCAATTGATTCTCAAGATTCTTACCACTCTTACCATCAAAGGTAACCATATTCATCATACGGAAGTTTGGTGAAATCTCAATGTATCCCTCAACTTTTGCATGGTGACGCTCAGGAGTTTCGTAAAGCTCATCACGGTAATTAAAGTTACGGTCTACCCAATAGTTGTTAGTGAATGCATAAACATCAAAAGGAATCTGACACTTCTTACAAAACCATGCAATGTTAATCAGTTGCTTTACAGTATTCTGCATGATACTTCCCATTGACCCAGACCAATCAAGAATGAAAACTAACCCATGATTCTTGCCATCAGGGACAACAGTAATCTTCTTGAAAATATCTTCATTCCATTTGAAAGTATGAAGTTTGGATGTATCAAGCACACCAGTTTTTGCAGTGCTAGCACGAGCATATTGGTCTGCAGATTTTTTCATCTCAAACTCTTTAACCAAATAGTTAACTTCTTTTTGTGCTTCCTTGCGATACGCAGAGTATTCATAGTCTGCCCATTTAAAAGAGTCTTGAGATTGCTCAGCATAACAATCTGCACAGTCTTTCATGATAGTGCTATTAGGCACTACAAAACTATTTACATGGAGAGGTGGCATTTCAACATAATGTGTTTCTCCAAACTGTTTTGAAACTAATTTTTCTTTAGCAGATTCAGAGAATGCCGAATCAGTTTCTGAATTTAATTCTGCTCCAAAGTCTCCAGCACCTGTTGTAGATGAAGGAGTTTCATCACCAGTCTCTTCAGCATTAGCATTTTCACGACGCTCTGCTTCCTCAAGCATTTCTTCATGAGTCATAGTGTCGCCAGACTCTGCTTCTGAAGAAGGGTTGCCATTCTCCTCAGCATTAGGAATGTCAGCAATTTTCTCCATCTCATTCTCTTTCGTATATGCAAGAATGCGACGGGTTGCTTCCACAACTTCTTCAAAGGTCTCAGCATCAGCAACTAATTTTACCAACTCATCTTCCTGAGAGGAGAAACTAAAAGAAGCACCAGCATGGACACCGACTTTAAAGTAAAGATTGATACGGTCAATCAAAGTATAGGTATCAAGTGAGCGACCACCAATACCGAAAAAATCATCATCATGCAACTCTCTATATCCAGTATAGAAGTTACGAGAAAGACCAGGAAACTTACGCTTCATCAGTTTCTCGATACGAGCATCCTCAACCACGTTGATATAACTCTGAGGGACGCCATAGTCCCTGCCAAATTTTTGAGGGGTATAGAGAGCATGCCCAACCTCATGACCCACCAGCATGTCATATACATCAGCACTCGCTGCTTTCCACATGGGCAAGGTCAACACACGGTCAACAACGTTAAACATGGCAGTCTCTACGTTACGGTGCTCCACTACCAAATTCTCGGTAGCAAGCAGGCGAGCTAGATTTCCTTTGACTTCCAGGTTGAGCATCAGTCTCTTGCGTTTATAGACCTATAATACAATGGGGGTCGCCGCTGAGCAACCCCCTATAAGTTATGTTGTTGTTTCTTCTGTGACGTATGAGAAATTCTTATGCTTCTCAAATCGCAAACATCGGTCAAACTTATCTGCCATATTATCACGGTGTGAAATGACGAATACGTTTGTCTTATCATCAAACGTTTTTAGAATCCAACCAAGGTCACTGTTGCCAGATTGGTCAAGAGACCCGTCAAAAATCTCATCTAAGATAAGGAGGTTAGTATCCACACTATTCTTAAGTTTAGCAATACTGCGCCAAGTAAGCAACAGAGCGATATCAATACGAGCTTTCTCTCCTTCGCTAAAACTTTCATAACTAAACTCATCTCTATAACGTGATTTAATTACTTCGGAAAAATTTTCATCAAGCATAAAACTAGATGAGAATTCCATTTTATCTAGATACTCATTAATGAGTTTATTCATCGTCGGGAGGTATTTTTTGATGATGCGCGTTTTGATGCCCGAGTCTTTAAGAAGTTGCGTTGCTGTGGTGAAACAATCTTTTTCCTCTTTGGTTTCCGAGATGACTTCTTGTATCTCTTTGTTTTTGTTGTCGAGGGATTTAAGAATTGAAAACTGCTCCCGTTGATTGACATCCGTATTCCTAAGTTTTCTGATGTCTCGGTCCAAGTCTTCAATTCGTCTATGAAGTGAGTTAATGTCATTCTTTAATTGTCTATTCTTTGAATTGATATTATTGATTTCATCAATTAAAAGAATAAAGATATTCTCTTGACTTTGGAGATTGGAAAGTTGTTGTCCCAAATCAGACATTGCTTTCTCCACCTCAGTAAGTTTATCCGAGAGAAGCGAGACCTTTTCATGTTTGAAATGCTCTTCGATACCTTGACCGCATGTCGGGCAAGAATCATTTTCCTCAAAGAATGATTTCTCTTTTGTGTATGATTTTTGTTTAGATGAGATTTTATTCTTGAGTGTTTCGACTTTAGCAATCGTTGTTTTAATCTTCTGCGTGTCTGAAATGGCAGAGCTCTTTTCGTCGATTTCCTTGTCGTTATTGAGTATCTCGGTTTCATAACCTAATGCCTCTGTCAGGAATTGCTCTTTACGAGATTCTTTTTCCTGTATATCTTCTTTATTCTTCTTTTCAATGTCGAGCATAAACGTCTTCTGCATGTCAATTTTTTCTTTGACTAATGACAGTTTATATTCGTGGTCTTTTAATTCATCATTAATGTTTCTAATTTTATCTTTCAAATTCAAATTCATAGATGAGAAAATTTGAATGTCCAGAATGTCTTCAATGATATCTCTTCGTGCTGCCAGCGGCAACCTCATGAAAGGCACGAAAGTAGAAGATCCTAATACAATAATCTGGGTGAAAGATTTGTAATTCATTTTGAGAATGGTCTGCTCAAAATTTTTCTGTTGGTCAACAACAGATGCATCTTGATTCAGTGCTGCACCATTCATAGTAACTTCAAATAATGCAGGTTTAATACCTCGCATTACTTCATATTTATTCCTGCCGATGTTGAAGCTAAGATTAACAACACAATCTCCTTGGTTAATTGAATTGAGGAGTTGTGGTTTATTGATTTTACGAAAGGGTTTTCCAAATAACGCAAAGGTAAGTGCGTCTAAAATTGTAGATTTTCCAGCGCCGTTGGCACCAACAATAATAGTGCTCTTATCTTGCGCTAGATTAACTTCAGTAAACTGGTTACCAGTGCTGAGAAAATTTTTCCACTTCAGGTTTTCAAAAATAATCATAAATCGTCTGGTGGCACTATCACGTCATCGGGTGTTACCACAGTATAGTGGTAACCTTTATCTTCGCACACTTTTGATGCAATGTCAATGTCCACCTCAACAACTGTCATTTCTGCTAGGTTTTTGTGGTCATCATGTTGCTCTAGTTGCATGAGATATCTATCTGCATCATCTTCCTCCTCAAAGAAAAAGATGACATGCTCACCCTGATCTGATATTAGAGAATAAACTCCATCAGGTTGTTCTTTAAGGGTGATGAGAAACATTATACTACCTCACAACTCTCAATATATAGGGACCGCATGAGAGATTTTAGTTTATCTTTATTGACTGATAAGTCAACTTCATCGATATATTCGTTGAGCAAAGTTAATGTATCTTTAACTTCTACATTGTCATCGTCTTCTAAGAATGTGTCATTTACAAAAGTTTCAATAATTTTTACATCATGTGGTTTCTTGCAATAGACATTCTCAACAAACTTCTCAAACTCTTGATAGTCTTTTTTATCTTCAACTATAACTTTAACAAATGAATGCTTACACTTATCAATGTCAAATTCTAAATGAGATTTAGTAGTTTCGTTATAGAAAATTTTCTGAAAAATATCATATGGATTTTTAACCATAGTCAATTTAGTAGTATCTGGATTCCAAAGATGAAATCCTCTTTCATCCTTATAGTCATTCCAAAACATTTGATAAGGATTACCAAGATACTGGATATTACCTTTCTTAGACTTATGGTGGAAGTGACCAGAGAATACTTGCTTAAACTTAGAAAGAATTTTGGAATCCATTCCATGCTCCATTCTCATGCCAGGAGTAACTTCAAATCCATTGAGCTCAAGATGTCCCATACAGATTTCAGCATCACTCTCTTCAATCACCTTGAATGTTTTTTCTCTGTTTTCAGAATTAATCCAAGGCAACATAAGAATCTTTCGTCCTTCTACTGTAACTTCACGAGCAGTAGAAATAACATTAATGTTATGAAAACTATCTAAAAGTAAATCGGGAGAATTTACCTCATTAGTATTTTTATAATATACACAATGATTACCAAGAATCATGTGGACTGTAATACCCATGTCCTCAAGACGCTGAAAGTAATACTGTCGCACACGACTCCATACATTAAAGTCAATACTTTTTCTATTGTCAAATGTATCACCTAGGTCAATGATGTTTTTGATTCCTTTCTTTTCCAAGGTAGGAAAGAAAACATCATCATAGAATTTTTTAAAGTATTCCCAAAAAGCAACACTACCTTTTCTTCCGTCTAGGTGTTGGTCAGTGATAAGAGCAATCATCGTTTGTATCTAATTTCAAGGGACTCTTTGATACTATTCAAATCAGAGGAGCTACTACTATAACCTGCCATGTCACCTGTATAACTATCTGTATGCAAAACTTCATCAAACCCAGACTTCTCTAGAATCTTTGCTTTGATTTCTAACTGTTTCTTTTCTTTAGAGATGCGGCGAAGAAAAGCAAAGTAAATAATTTGCGTGAAGTATGCAAAAGGATTAGTAGACTTCTCTGGATTAAAATTATGAATGTATTGTAAGCAGTTTTCAATACCATCACAAATCATGTCTTCACGAAACATGTAGTTGACAAAGTTTGGTTTGTATGATAGATGCGTAGCGATCTTGAGGAAACACTCTCCAACGTAAGGTGGTACACGAGGTTTTGGTTGCTCATTTTTTGCTGCTTCTGCTACCTCTTTACGATAGACCATCAGAGCGTCTAGAAAATCTCTGTTATTTACATAGTTTTCTGTTTTTCTTCTTGCCATGCTTTTACTTATCCTTGTTGTTATTCTATCATTAAATTCAACAAAACGCAAGGGACTTGACAAGACCTCTAAATCTGTGTATAATTAGCGATGTAGCGTTTCAAAGATTATTAGCTTCTATTATATAGATCTTCTAAGTACTTACGAGATTCTTTTACTGTAGACATATATCCTTTTTGTTGTTTAATATCTACTCTAGTAGATTCTTCAACATCTCCATTTTCTTTTTGTAGAAAACGTTTATAAAACTTTTGTATTTTTGTATCTAATTCTGTGATTGTGAGGATGTGGTCTTTTTTAATAATAAACATTTCATCGTAAGTTGCTGCCATCCATGATTCAAAGGTAAACCCTTTCATGTTTGATGCACCTTTTTTCATTTCAATTACATTAACTAAACGAGGATTCTCAATAATAAGAACATCCTCATCATTGTCATAAGAAACCTTTGCAACGATTTCCTCGCCTGACATTAATTTTATGGACGCATAGAATTCTTCTTCCATATTATACTTTAATTTTAATTACTTCATAATTAAAGTTTTCTTCTTGGTAGATATTAATTCTTTCCTCAAGATGTTTTAACGTGTAATTCTTATCTGGTTTCTCGGAAATGTCGTCTGCAATATCATATAATGTTGCTAAATCTTTTCCTTCACCTTTACGCAGCACTCTTCCAATTGACTGTAAGTTTCTTACTCTTGATTTAGAAGGTGATGCAAAAACGACGTTATGTAATTTCTTAATGTTGATACCTGTGCTGAATGTGCCATAGGAAGCAATAATCACAGCATCTTTTTCACGCTCAGTAATACGTCTGATTTCTTCACGCTCTTCAGTATCTACTCCACCATGTACGAAGAAAACCTTTCGGGTGTCACCTATGGTATTATTTATGCTCTCATATAAAGGAGCACCATGTCTTTCAACATAGTTAAACAGGACTAAAGTATTTCCATCCAAGTCTCTGACTAGGTTTTTAATTAGGTTGTTTCTTTTTTTATGCTCTACAAGATAATCAATCTCATCCTGATAAGTGAAAAATGTTTGAGGTTCGTGTTGCAACAAAAGAATCTTAATTCTAAAATCTGCTAAGTGACCTTGTTTAATAAGTTTGTCAGTTTTTGTAACCTGAGCACAAGGACCAAACAATCCTTCTAATACCCACTTGTGTGTAGCAGACCCATCAAGTGTGCCAGTAAATCCAAAACGATACTTTGCCTGATGCAACTTTGTCATAATGCCAGTCAATGACTTAGACTTAAATTGATGTGCTTCGTCTCCAATAACACAATCAAAGTCATCAAAGTATCTTTTCGGAAATTTATAGATTGATTGCCATGTTGAGATGACAACTTCTCTATCAGTATTTTTATCTTTGCCACCATATACTTTGTGGCAATATTCATCTACATCCCAACCATAGTCAGCAAAGTCAGAATACATTTGCTCTACCAATGAGGTAGTAGGCACAATTATAAGAATACGTTTTTGTTGAGCAACATAATAACGTACCAAAGAATAAATCATCAAAGACTTACCAGATGCTGTAGGAGACAGTAGAAGTTTACGATGATTTTTTAACGCTTCATATACTGCCTTGTATTGGTAGTCTCTTGGTTTGTGTTTGACACAAATTTTATTCATGAAATACTTGACTCCTTCTAGAGAGACAAGTGGGTCTTTGTCATCTACATGACCATAGTATTTGTTGTCTTCAAAAAACAATTCATAATTTTTAAACGATGCCCATTCTCTAAGATGGTCCGCTAAACCGCAATACAATTCACCCGTGCCAGGAGAATACAAACGAATTTTACCATCCCACATTTTGTTGCGATAGAGTGGCATAAATTTTGCATTAGGCACATCGAAGCTAAAGTAGTCAGATAACTCCATGTGGATACCAGGATCCGCATTGATAGTCATAAAGACTTCATTCTTTTTCTTAATTGAAATAGACATTTCAGTTTCCGTTAATAAATTTCTCCCACTCGATAGCGTTTTTAATTTGGAAACTTCTATTTGATACCATTTTTAAGATATGGTCTAAGTAGAAAAGTGCCTTACTAATAAACTCTATCTTCATCTCAATGTTAATTAAGTCTTCATCCGATTCTAGATAGACTCTCATCTTCTCGGATGTTTTAATTGATTGCCCAAAAGGTTTTTCTTTATAGACAGCAGGGTCTGCTTCTCCTTGGTAATACTCTCGTTTTTCTCTAATCTTAATTCTGTATTGAAACTCCAACGCACTCTTTTCTGTTGAGAAATCGTTGTAGTAGTTTAAGTATTTATTATGTTGATAAGGAATGTTAAGCGAAAGTTGCGCTAGGTCTTCCGTGTATTGTTTGTTTTTAAATTGGAAGTCAACTTGTGAGTCTTCTTGCCATTGTGCTTTTACATTATCAAAGAGGGTTTTCAATTCAGCAAATTTCATAATTTAGTATTTAAAGTGTTTCGTAATTCAAAACTGGTGTATTTAAAAACTGCTTGTGCAGTAAAGTATTCTTGGTCTTGGTCTCCGACATCAAATTGGACATCCGATAGTGATACAGGAAATACATTGTCGAAGTTACAGTATGCAGCAACATTGTAATTACTAGTTGTAATCTCTAGTCTAGCATTTGAATATTGTGCTTCTTCATTACTATGCTCTTCATAAAGACCATTCTTTCTAATCCAGTTATAAACGCTGGCATAGTTTGCTAGGTCTTCATCAATAATAAAAGTAACATTTAAATCACCTGTCTCAATACCACCAGCAGCTGCAATAGGGAAAGACCTAAATCTAGTCGGGACTTCTGTGAATGGTAATGTGAGGTCAGGGATGTTGGCACGTTGACAGAAAAATTCTACGCCAGGAAATATCTCCAAGTCTAATCGAAATCCGACTGGAGCGAGAAAGTTTCTATTCTTAGGTTGCTCTGAATACCACTTACTCTGTGCCATTTTGTTTTATTTTTATTTAGGTCATAAAAAAAGACCCCCCTTTCGGGAGGTCTGATGGGGAAAACCAACAACTGATATCAGTTGATGTTGGTGATTTGTACTCTTCTGTAGTACTGGTTGGTGTTGGCATTCATTGCCTCGCCTGCAGGTGCGGAACCATAGGTGCCGTCTGCTGTGACGAATGGGTTTGCGACCATGCCGTAGCGGGTCTTGAAGCCAATCTTGGGTTGGAAGGTGTCCTGACCAATGGAGCGGACCATCTGGAGGGGGACATATGGGCAATAGAAGAGACCTGCGTCATAAGGCGAGGTGCCCTTGTAACCCATGGTGTAGTAGTGCTTGGAAGCAGTGCTCTGGGTGTAGGAAGGTCCACCGAATGGGTCGATGAAGACTTTAACACGACCGTTGAGGGTGCCAGCGAATACGTTACCAGTGTCATCAACACTCATTGAAGTGCTGAGAGCAGGAGCGTAGTCAAGAGCGCCAGTGAGGTTAAGAGCAGAAGCAACGTCTGCAGAGCAGATGATGAAGTTGCCTTTACCACGACGGGTTTCCTGAGCGATTGCGTTTGCATCGCGGTCAATCTGGAATAGAAGACCTTTGAATTTTTCTGCCATCCAACGACCGTTGGAGTCAACATCAAGGTCAAATGTGCCAGGGGTTGCAACGTTGTGCTGAGCACCAGGCTTAGCAACGACGTATACTGTGCGAAGAATTTCGCGGTTGATTTCAGCAAGAATCTCAGAGGAGAGAATGTTTGCTAGCTCTTGCTCAGCGTCAAGACCATGAATGGCCTTAAGGTCTTGTGCAAGCTCTAGGGTGTATTCTGCCTTGAGTGCTCTAGACTTAGCAGTCACCGAGGTCTTCTCGATGCTGAATGCCATCTCACGGAAGAGACGACCTGCTTCGCCCATCTGCTCTAGGTCTGTGCGAGCAAGCTTGCTACCTAGTTCGTATTTGCCAGCAGGGGAATCGTTAAGGACTGCAGGGTTGTTACCCTCCATGTCGCCTTGTCCACCATCGCGGCCACGGACATCATAAGCACCTTTGGTAGCATCGTAACCACCAGAGAAACCTGCATCAGGCTCGTTGTATAGTGCTTCTTCGCCGCCTTGATTCTCGTACTTCGCCTTCATTGCAAAGATGAGACCTGTAGGACCAGACATAGGCTGGACACCACAGATGTCATATGCAACCAAGTTAGGCATTGCACGACGGATTAGACTGATGAGCACAGGGTCGAAACCAGCGATAGCGCCAGTCGATGCAGCTCCACCAGTCATGTTGGATGCGCCAGCGAAGTTTACAGCAACTTCGTTAAGGACGCCGCGCTCTTCGCGCATGAATTTTTCTTGATTCTCAAGGATAACAGCGGTAACAGCCTTTCTATGTGAATCGGAAATCTCAGAGAGACCCGAATGGTTAAGAACAGGTGCCCACTTTTCCTGGAGGTTTTGAGCGTTAAACATTTTTAACTCCGAATGTTTTTTTAGGAAAATGGGTTGACGTAATTATTTAGACTTCACTTCCAGCGAGCGATTGCATCCATGTATGACTGCATATGAGCCGATACATCAGTGCCTTCACCTTCTACTGGAGTTTCATCGGTAACTTCTGCTTTAGGAGCAACTTGCTGAGGGAAGTATGACTCACGAAGAGTCTTAAGTTGAGTTCGGAAAGATTCCTCAGACACAAACTCTACTCCTTCTGCAAGAGAAGCTAGTTTTTCTTTCTGGGTATCAGCAAGACCTTCGCTCATCTCTTTCGTGATGATTGTCTTGGAGTGTCCAGAAAGGCGATTATTTAATTCAATGTTGCGCTCAACCTGTTCGTTAAGGCGCTGTTCCATCTCACAAAGCTCTTGATTAATACCTTCGACAACATCAACTTTGTCGGCAGGGATATCAAGATAGTTTTCTTCAAAGACTGTTTTAAGACCAGACATGAAGTTTTCAGCGATTTCAAGTTTAAGACCTGAATCGATGGCAACTACATTTTCTTCCAACCAATTTTGAATGGCGTAGTTGAGTGTCTCGTCTACTTTCTCAGAAAGAGAAACTTTAATTGCTTCTACTTCTTCCGAAAGTTTAGTAGTATACTGCTCTTGAATAGAAGATACTTGCTCATTGATTTTTGCTTTTACAGCAGCTTCAAAGATTGTTTTTGCTTTATCTTTGAATGTCTCTGAGATTACTTCTCCTTCTACTAGAGCTTCGATATCCTCTTCCGAGGAATAATCGATTTCTTCCATACCAAATACTTTGGTGTCGTTAGGACCACCAGGAATTTGATAACCTGAAGATTTAACTGATGGTGCGGGATCTTGGTGCTTGTCACGAGTGACGTGACCATCATCTACTTTCTTATTATGCTTAGCAGCTTTTGCTCCAGGATCGTCTTCACCCTGAGGTTTCTCATAGGTGGACCCACCGTTATCTTCTACAGACTGACCAGGGACTACAGAAGGTGAAACTGTTGGCATAGGATCTCTGCCAGCAGCCTTAGCATTTACTGCAGTGCTTGTCTGTCCACCAGATGGTTGCATAAAACCACCTGCCATTGCGTTGCCAGGTACTACACTAGCACCAACACCAGGCATAGGGTCCTGACCTGCCTCTGCAATAAATTCCTCAAATTTTTCGTTTAACATATCTGACATTTTGGTTTTCCCTGTACAGTTATAACATTTATTCTACAGTTATTTATTAAAATTATAAATTAAGCATGAAGTCCTCAAAGACTTTGAGGGACCTCTCTTCAATATTTTTCCGCGTTGCTTCGGAAATATACCTTTTGTATTTATCAACTTTTGATTCTTTTAAAATGCCATTATCCCAGACCCACTCTTTACCTTCCATAATTCCATTTACGAAGGCATCAGGTGCGGATGGGTCAGCAACAATATCAGCAGCAGTTGCTAGCATAAAATCTTCACGGACATAACTTGCTCCATTTCTTTCATCAATGGACCCCATGCCTCTAGAAGAAACACCAAGTTTAACGCCAGACTCTAAAAGATTTCTAGCAATATTGCCCATAGGTGTTGAGAGGATTTGAGCTTTACCTCTAAAATTACTTCCCTCAGATGTAAGAGAAACAATTTTATGAGAAACTCTATCAAGATTTACAGTAGGACCATCGGGATGACCTAACTCACCAAGAGCACGACCAGTAGCTACATAACTCTCATTGTAACGACCAACTTCCTTTTCCAGTACGGAATATGGATATACTCTGCCGTTACGATTTTTAATATTTCCCTGAAGGAATACACCTTCAATGTAGAGATTCTTACTTCCGTTAGATTCTTCTACTAGGACTTCAACGTCCTCAATACTCTCGGTGATTAATTTCATTCTTCTGTAACCTCGGGTGTTTCTACAGTAGTCTCTTCTTCTTCCGCAGTTGCGAAATAAGATTGTGCTAGGACCTCTTTATATCCTTTCATTGAATCTGCTGCTTTCGCATACAGATGGTCATTAATTTTGTCCATCGCATCGATTTTATTGCCAGCAGCAAGTGCATTAATAATGTCAATAGTATCCATTTAATTTAAACGTGTGTGATAATTATTTATCGGAATCTTTATTTCTAGGTGCTTCTTTTGCTTCAGGTGCTGCTGGTACCTCAGGTGGTTGAGCAGACATTTCCAATACCTTTGCATTCATTTCATTGGTATGGACAGGATCTGGGACAATACCTTTTTGAATATCTGCCGCCATCTGCACATCCATTTCCTCGTAGACAACATCAGATTGCTTGAGGACTTCTTTCCTTATATATTCTGTAGAATAATATTTGCCAACGAATTGGTCTAACTTCATTAGAATATCGAGGCGAGTATTTAGAATCTCTGCATCGCGTAACTCAGAAAAATGATTGTCAAATAGGAAGTCATATTGAATATTTTCTTCCATCTCTTCCCAGTCTTCTGGGGTGAGCACACCCTTGAGGACTAGTTGAGTCTTGAGCATATCGTGGAAAACATATGCAAACTTCTTGCGTAGTCTTCCAACAAATTTGTTGAATTTTAATTCGTCTCGTAATACTTCTGTAGTCTTACCAAGATTAAAACCTTTATTATCATCGGTAAGACGTGAAGGTGGTAAGTTGAGTGAGTTGTAAAGTTTCTTTTTAAAATACTCAACGTCCTTCAATTCACCTAGGTTTTGTCCACCAGGAAGTGTGGTAATTTCTGTGCCTCTACCACCTTCACGGCGAGGTAACCAGAAATCTTCAAGCATAGACATATGCTTTTTATCATCACGAATTTCACCAGTGTTTGCATCATATACAAGCTTGTTACGATATCTCTGCATAACGTCACGGAGATATTGCTCTGCTTTTACCTTAGGCAAGTTGCCTACATCAATGTAAAAGATACGACGTTCTGGTGCTCTTGATAACCTATAGATAACAAGAGAATCTTCAATCATTCTTAGTTGATTGAGTGCCTTGATAGACTTGTGAAGATAACTAAGATTCAGTTTCTTATTTAAATCCATCAATCCGCAAGGTGCGAATGTGACAGCATCAGCAGCAAACTTTAATCCACCTTGCATGGGGTCAGGACCACCAGCAAAAGAAATAAATCCTTTTGGATTATACATGTAGTATTCTAGATACTCACCAAAGTCATATGCAGTTGCAGACTGGGGATTTGCGTTTCTATCTACCAGTTGTTGCGCTGCTTTTTTTTCTCTGTCTTGAATTCTTTGCTTGACTTTTTTAACCTTTAGAGGGTCGATGTATCTTAATTCTACGATACCCTTTCCAGGATTTGATAAGTCGATAACTTTGTGATAATATACACGTCCGTCAATATACCAGTTGCGGAAAATCTCGTGTGCTTTCTTATCAAAGTTTAAAAGTTTTTTGATATAATTAAATTCTTTGCGAATCTTTTTCTTGATAGGTTCGCCAATTTCAAGATTTGATAATTCAATCTGCACAGCAGATTGGTCTTCATTACTAACGATTGCTTCATTTACAATTTCGTCAATTGCAGTATCAACTTCTGGATGCAGCGCCATATCACGATAGCGCCTAATGAGGTCAAACTCATTACGCGCTGTTCCTTCGATATCCACATAATGACCGAAGTAGCCACCTGCTACGGTAGCTACTCCATCGTCCTGTTGCGGAGGAATCGGGGACTGTCCCTTGGGTTTCGAGACGGCCCCATTGATTGAGAATCCGAAAAGTTGACTCATTTTTTAGAATATCACTTAATATACTCTTATTTATCAGAGATTATTTTGCGATACTTCCGCCGCCACTAGCTGCTTGACCCTGTACTGCATGCCAGTATTGTAACTGGAATTCAACAGTAAAGTCCTCAATCTGGTCATTGCTGTCATAAGCAACGTCGATTTGAGAAACGTTAGTTGGGAAACAACCCCAGAGTTTGTATTCTCTGAGCACAGAACCTTCATCGGTCGAGTCTCTCTCAAGTTGCTTGACGGTCAAGTCCTTAAGGAAACCAGTGCCACCTTGGTCAGGAATGAATGCATCAGCAGTGTTACCCACATGGGTATTCATTGCTTCCATCCATCTCTCGAAACCATGACGGATGGTGAAGTTTCTATCATTGATGATAGTAACTGTCCATGTGTCGAAGGTGCGGTCACCAGCAATTTTTACTGTGCGACCACGGAAAGGTACTTCGATAACACCTAAGTTTGATGCTGGAAGAGCAGCAGACTTGCAAAGCATGTTTGCTAAGTCATTATCAGGACCATCGCTAA